GGTTTGCTATGCACTTTCTGGCCCACGGGGCGCTCAAAATCTACTTGGCGGCTGATGCTGCCGCTTGGGCAGTATATGAAGAGGCTACGGCTGCGGAGCGCAAGGCTTATCTTAGAGCAGCAGACACAACAGAGGAAACCCGTTGGCGGCTGCGATACATGCCTGAAAAAGTCAAGGCCAACCATCCAGCATGGCAAGCCCTTGCTAGGGCAAAACGAATCTTTACAGAGGCCGCAGCCCCTGCGCTAAAAGCATACTATGCCGTTTCGGCACTGGGATTAGCCCTTGCCGTTGAGGCGACCGACTGAGACATTGTTTGTGCCGTAATGGCACCAATGAGGGCGCTACGCCACCCGGTACAGGGGGCGGATTATAACGAAAGCCTGAACAGAGCTTCACTATCCATGGCCCCCTGCTGGCGCTCCATGGGGGCCTAAACCAAGAGAGGAGAGTAGTCATGGTGCTTGAAAAAGATTATCTTGAAGAGGCAAAGGGGGTAGACAGAACAACCAACAACGTTGCCCCAGAGGATGAGCCTGGTGCTTGCATTGCGTATGGGATATGGACCTACGCTGTTATAGCGCTGGTAGACAGGGTTGACCAGATTGCGCCGATACTGCAAGACATTTCCAAGAGAGGAGAAAGAATATGAACGTTCCTGTTGGCATGGAATGTCCACGATGCGGGGAGAGCAAGGCCCATTGGATAATCCGGATTCACAACGCGGACGGCTGGATGCGCTGCGTGACATGTGGCCAGGAGTACAGGCCCAACAAGGCGGACGCCCCACACGACTGCTCAACCTGTGCATTTGCAGACTATCACCCCGCAACGTCAGGGGCGGCACACTTGGGCCAGGCCCCAGAGGAGGCGGTATACGAGTGCTGCCTTTCCGACCTTGTAACAGAGGAGCACGAACTAGAAGATTGCAGGTGGTGGATAGAAACCTTATGGACGCGTGCGGGAATCCAGTGTTCTACCACGAGGAGGGAACATGCTAGGCAAGTTTAACGTGCAAGATTGCCACAATTGCGCCTGGGCCCGAAGCACCAACGTACCACCTACGCTTCGCTACTTTGCAAAGAGGATGCCTGTCTACTGCCCATTCTATGGCTACATTAAGGCTAGCGATACTGATCGCGACTGCAAGGATTGGATGCCAGAAGAGGAGGGGCCAGATGACGAGTAGATATTTGCGAATGACTGATGATGGATACAAGAACGTGGCCCCGTCACGCCGAGCAGAGGAGATTGACTCGGATGTAGTAGATCGCATGTCGTGCAAGAGATGCGGGAGCCAGATGAGATATGAGCCGTGGGCAAAGCCAGGCAGCTACGTTGCCTATGCAGTGTGTATGATCTGTCAAAGCGTTGAGGAGTTCTAAGATGATTACAAGTCTCTATGTTTGGTATTCTGATCATGCCAATCCCGCCTATCGTGCATGTGTCTATCGGGCCAACGGCAAGGGGCGGATGCGGGAAATTAGCGCCCACAGGGCATACAGCCTGGCGTTGCTTGCCAACAGGCTCGTCAAACAGCACAAAGTACGCCTCTACCCCTTCTGCAGCGATGGCTGCGTTGGCTGGAGTGCATCGAGGATAGACAAGAGTTATATGTATTAGGTTTTATTGTTTTCCTCCTTCTTGCGGCGGGTGTCGGCCTGGACACCCGGCATCCGCCCAAGACCAGTACAGGCAGTTGAATGGAGGAATAGCAGGATTGCACACTCACACTCTGTAATTTGACAAAATCGCGAATCTGTGGTATAATGCAAAAGTGCCAGAATTGGAAAAGGGCTTTCTTTCTGCAGAAGGCTCAATATAACAATCGTAGAATAACCCCTACGTGCGACGGCTCTCTTCCGACTCTGGCACACAGACAGGCTGACTGCATCGCGTGCGTAGGGGTTTTCTGTATCAACAGGGGATGCAGAAAATGACAAAGGGTACTTATGAGATTAAGAACAGGTTGGATGGGATGGCGTATGGGGGGAGTTCTGGGGACATTGAGCAACGGTGGATGGCACACCTCTGGATGCTTCGCAACGACAGACATCACTGTGCGCATCTACAGAATGCGTGGAACAAGTATGGTGAGGACGTGTTTGAATTTAGCGTGCTTGAAGTGATTGAAGACCCAGATGAGCGTTTGGCGGCTGAACAGGCGTGGCTTGACATACATCACGCCAACAAGACTTGCTACAACGTTGCCATTACAGCGGGGCCAGCAGGGCCTATGGCAGAAGAGACCAAGCAAAAGCTAAGCGCGGCGCACAAGGGCAAGAAGCATACTGATGAGCACAGGCGCAATAATAGCAATGCCAAGATGGGACACGCAACTTCTCCAGAGACTCGCAAGAAACTAAGCAAGGCAGGCATGGGGCGCGTAGTCTCTGAGGAGACACGCCAAAAGTTGCGCGACAGGGAGTACACCGAAGAAGCGCTCTGCAACATGAGCGACGCCCAGCGCGAATACTCCGCAGCCAGGCGCAAGTGGCTTGTTGGCTGTGACACCAGGTGGTATTTTGACGAGTTTGATGAGGACGATTTAGAATACAGAAGGAGTCTGGGAAGATGAGAAGGCACAAAGACAACGCGGCGCGGAACGAGGAGATCTAATATGGGGCGCAATCTATACGAAATAACACCACAAGGCGGGATAAAGTTCACGTCTCGCCGCATGGGACAGGTAAGAGTAGCCAACTATGTCTACGATATCTGGCTGCCTATCCTGGGCGCGAAGGGAGTAGCAGTGTATAGCGTATACTGCCGGTTAGAACGCGAGGGGGTAGTCAAGGCTATTACACAGGCAGACTTGGCGCGGGCCTGCCGAATAGGGCCAGACACGTTGCGGGGGATAAATGAGCAGCTTGAAGAGTGTGGATTTGTCAAGATTACAAAGCCAACAGCCTACAAGCGACTGATGCATTGGACGACCGAAGTTGAAGTATACGACCCGCCAACAGAAGTGCCAGCAGAAATCGTGGAAAAGTACCAACACCGCCAGGGCTATAAAGCATTGTCCACTTGGCTCGTAGCCCCCGAAACAGTAGGCCAGCAACTACCTAGTATTTCCGAGGAAACTAACCAGTCGCTTGACGAGCAACTGCCTAGTTGTCCCAACGTTGTATCCCTTGGGTTGAATACCTTGGATGTTGCAAACACTACGACTAACGTCGTGGGGCAAGAAAACAACAATAAGACCCACGTTGACGTAGTAAAGAGCATTACACCTACCAACGTAGAAGTCACACCAACCCACGTTGGGGACAAAGCAACTGGGCGTGTTCTGGGGGAGAGCATACAACTCTTGGAAGACGGCATCGAGATAGAGGGGCCATTCGATGTTGAGTTTATAGAGATGGCTGAACCAGACCACGTTGAGGACAGGGGGGCGGGTTTTCTCATGCCTGATGGGAGGTACATTACGCAAGACCAGCTCACGGCAGACCTCGCGCCTGATGGTTATCCGCGCGACTGCGAGGAGATTTTCGAGTTCGCAACGCCAGCCCCTCGCGTTCAGCGCACAAAAGTTGAGCGTGAGGCCATCATCGCTAGGGCTATGGACACCTATCAGCACAAGCATTCGTTGGGCGGTGAGAGCGAAATCGCCCAGACCTGGGCCAACGTACCAACCGCGCAAGGTGTCATCCTAACCTGTTTCCACCGACTCAGCGGCATGGCAGAGCCTGTCACGAAATCGCGGCGTGACAGCGCGACACATGCTGCTGAAGTTTTATACAAAGAAATCGGATCAGCCCGCGACGTCTGCAAGAGGCTAGACGCGTTTTTCGCTGAGCGTGCCAAGGGCGAGAAGTATCAGTTTGACATCGTGAGTTTGCACAGCCTCGTGAATACGTTGTGCGCGATGCAGGAACAGGCGGCTGGACCGAAGATTATCAGGGTGGGGGGATAGACATGGCTGAGATATGGAAAGTGTGTCGGGTAGATGCGGGCGGTACGTGGCGGAGTGCTATGGCAGATACGCCAAGCCTGCGCAGGCTTGGGCTGGACTTGGCGTATTGCTTACATGAGGAGACTGTAGCCCCAGAGGGGACTGTTGGAATTGTGGCCTTCTCTATACAGGAGGGGGCGGAGGGGTGGGGCGCTAGCCGCCTTGACTCATTCGTTGTTTTGCGGTGTACTACCGACCACGACCCCGAACCGATTGATGCGTTATTGAGATTTTCTGCCTGGTGTCTATGGCGATGGGGAAAGAGGTTCTTGCGTGGGAGAGTGTCCCCTGACTGCCCTATAATACCTGTTCCACCAGGCACAGTAACCGTTCCTAGTCTAACGCCAGTTGAGTGTGTGTGGAGGAGTGACGATGAGTGGAGAACTTGCGATTATCAGCGACGCGGGTTTTGTTTCAGGGCAAGATGGCGGGGTGACATTAGACCTTACTGTGAATATGCTGGGTGGGCCAGCCATAGCATCAGTTCCCTTCGTGCTAGGCGCGAACTTTGTAAGCGATGCGAGTATATGCAATGTCTATAGCATCGAAGGGATGGCTTGCATTGTAGAGACTATAGGCGACCACGTTCAGTTCGTTGAGCTATTCAAGCCTGTTGCACAATTACAAGGAGAGCAAAAATGATGTTTGGCACGGGAGAACATCTGTCTACTGAGGGATGGGACCCAGAATGCGCGGCTTTATGCCAGGCCATTAATTTAATTGAAGGCATAGAGACATGTGAATCTTGCTGCGGTCACGGGAAAAGCCCGTACAGAATTTGGTTCTACGCAAGGTGTCTCTGCCGCCTGCCATACGTGGCGTGTTGGTTTCAGTACGGGTGGCGGGTTACTGTACAAACAGACGACGATCTGTCGCCGGCGTGGTTTATGATTGAGGGACCTGCTGGGGCATACGACGAGGCCGACGAGATTGCTGGGCTGATTCGAGAAGTCATTCAAGGAGATGAAGATGTACAAACCTAAAGCCGGTGATCGGGTAGAGTTCGTTGGGGCTGATTGGTACTATGGTGCCGTGCTCACAGGAGACCGGGGGACGGTTATGGAAGACGACAAGGGCCTGGCCTACGTCTTGTGGAGGGATAAGCATAGCATCCCGCCGTGGTCTCTGTGTCGGCGCATAGATGAGGAGATAGTTATGCCAAAAGTGGGCGACAGGGCAGAAGTGGCATCTCCCACAGAGCAATGGCTAGACGCGTGCAAAGACTTTTATGGCCGCGTGTACTCCCACTGTACAAGCGCCAACATAGATAGTCTTGCCCACGAGTTGCACCGCAAGCACGTTGAGTTGTTCCCGCCACCAGAAACCAAAGACCCCGTTTGTCCTAAGTGCGGTTGTGGCGAAACAACTGTATGGTATTGTGACGGTAAGCGCCTAAATCCAGAAGCTCTTTGCTTCAAGCGCGCTCGTGGCGATGAACATATGCACCGCTTCTGTGCAAATTGTGACTATGAGTGGCTAGAACCGTGTCTGGATGCGAAATGATGGACACAGCCAACACGGAAACTGCGCGGGCAATAGTGGCACAGAATATGTTCAGATACATCGTGCACTTAGAGAAGGCCCTGGAGAGAATAGCGACCGTTTACGATTGGCACGGCAAGATACCCGACGATAGTTACGTAGGTGAGAGCGTTGCGCTCTACGATTGCATTGATATTGCTAAAGAGGCATTGAGTACATGATCTGGCACGACACCCTCATCCGCGAATGGGCCGAAGCAGGCGGAGTAACCCCATACGAC